TGATAAGAAAATATCAAATTAAAAAGTACTATTCTTATACTAAATACAAAAGACTTTACAAAGTAAAAAAGAGGAGATAAAAAATGAGCGACAAGATGGAAAAATACTTAGGAAAATCTTACAAGAAACCAGCACCGGATTTCGACGAGGTTCTTGATAATGCAATGAAGAACTCAGATAAAGACCAAGCCGAAAATGCGAAAGGAATGGATGAGTCAGAGGATACCGTAGGTACCATGGCATATAATAATTATAGCGATCAATATGGAGACGTTGGAGTTGGTAATAAAGGTACCGAGCCAATGAGAGTTGGTAGAAGCTCTCCAAGTATGTCGAGAAGACAAAGATCATGGAATTTGGGATTTGTCTCTGACGTATTGGATGCAGAAGGTCTATTATCAGGTGATTTACGAAGAGAGATAGCGGTAAGACTAACTAAGTTAGGATAATATAACATGCCTGTAACAAAATACACAGAGAAGACATTCTTTGAGTTGACTGGTCACGAGATTGCTAACATCAGTCAACTCAAATTGTTTAATATACTTCTTGATGAAGATAGACAAACCAAGTTTATGAACATCTTCAGGGTAGCAAGGGTAAATACTGATGTAACAAAGGATACTTTATTCTTTGACTCATTTGAAGTGCCAGATGCTGACTTCTGGGATAACATAGCATATAGGATATATAATACGCCTCAATTATGGTGGATTTTAGGTCTTATGAATAATACAGTTAACCCATTTGAAGAGCTGGAACCAGGCGATCTTATAACAGTACTTAAAGAACAGTATGTTTATAATCTCACCAAGGATTTGGAGAATTTATCGGAGCTATAAATGGTTGAAGACAAAAGATGGAATTATAAACAGACTACTGTAAAGCAAGGCGTATACTCTATTATGGTACTGATGGAAAGAGGACCGATAATAATAGATTCATCTGCTATTGTATCTTGCTATTTTGTTGAGGATATATTTAAGAACTGTATGAGTGGTAAGTTAACGTTCCAAGATAGATATGGTATGCAAGAACTCGGTGGTTTTAGTGGTAATGAAAAGGTAATTATTATATATGGTGTGGGTGATAAAACCAGAGAGTTAATGTTTGATATATGGAAAGTTGGTAAAATAGCTCAACAAACAGCAAGTGGTAGAACACAAGAATCTGCATTGATTGAGATAACCTTTATTGATACATTCTTTCCAAATTTAAATCTGAGAAAGTATAGTAGAAGCTTTGTACAAAAAACCACAACAGATATTATCAAGTGGTTGATAAACAAAATGATGCTTGTAGAGAATACAAGTTTGCAAGTGGATGTTGATGATAGCAATACAAGATTTGATTTTGTTATGCCATACTGGACACCACGAGTAGCTATAAACTATTTAATGAAAAGAAGTAGAAGCACAACAACCGGTGAAGGTGGGTATTTGTATTATCATAATACAGCAGACGAGCAAAGAAGTATGAAGCTGAATGTAAAATCACTTAACTATTTGCTTGGTGATGTGGATGGGACTTTAGACCCAGACGCATATATAATGAGTTCACAAGACTTGACTATAAAAAATAAAATACTCGAGTACACAATGACTGGTTTAGATAGAAACTCAAATACTAAAATCAGGGGTGGCAGTTGGAAAGGATATAACTTTTTCAGGAAGAAACTAATAGAACAAGATTTAACATACTCAGAAGGTATAGATAGAACAATACTATTGGGTGGTACTTCTTTATATGGTAAGATAGATGATATAGCATCTAATATTTCTATAACTGGTGAGCCAAATCAGGACCTTTTGAAAAATTTCTCTTATTCTGAATGGGCTAAGAGATACAACATGCAGTATATAGTGACCATTACAGTTGAAGGAAATGAAAAGAGATTTGCCGGTCAACATATACAAATAGCTTGGCCAAGCTATTTAAAACAAGAGAAATTTAATAAAGCACTTCAAGGTAAGTATATGATAAAGTCAGTCACGCACCATTTCGGGCCTGGACAGAACTATCAATATATACAAAAATTAGTACTTATAAAGAACGCTTATCATAAAATGGATAGTAGTTACCTAATGGAAGCGATAAATAAGAATATAACAAAGGGTAAGCAAAAAACTATAGTGAGGATATAATGATTAAAAGTCCCCTTGGTGACTCAAGACCAGAAAGTGAAAAGTTGTTTGGCTTTTATAGAGGCGTTGTTGAGGATAACAATGATCCTGAAAAGGCTGGTCGTGTAAGAGTTAGAATTTTTGGAGTACATACTTCACAGCTAAGGAAAACCGTTGAGCAAGGTATACCATCAAGTGAGTTGCCTTGGGCAGAGCCGTGTTTACCTATAGTTGAAGGAAGTATAAGTGGATTTGGTATATGGGGAGTACCTCTTCAAGGTTCTCATGTAATGATATTCTTTGAAGCCAATAACATATCTCAACCAAGATACTTCGCATCAATGCCTGGTATACCAGAATCTCAGTTTAGCTTAGAAGCTGATACCGATAATAGAGAACAATTAGCATCAATTAACCTTGGTTCTACTCAGGGTTCTGGTGACTTATCGAAAGGATTCAGAGACCCAAGTTTAGTATATCCATTAAAAGATAGACTTGGTGAACCGGACGTTGATAGACTTGCAAGAGGAGTAACAACTGATACACCCGTTGAGTTTAAGAATAGTAATAGGACAACCGGTGTTTCCAAGGCTGGTGGTGGTACGTGGGATGAACCAGTATCACCTTATGCAGCAGAGTATCCAGATAATACAATACTTCAAACACATGGCGGTACCTTAATTGAGTTAGATTCAACCAGTGGTGAAGAAAGAATCCATTTATACCATCCATCTAAAAGTTATATAGAGATAGATGCAAATGGAGTCATGGTAGTAAAGAATACTGATAAAAAATATGAAATTGTAGTAGACGATAAGAACATAAATATACAGGGTGACAATAGTGAAACAATAAATGGTGATGATAATTTAAAGGTAGATGGTGATGTAGACCAGGAGATAGATGGTGACTTAGACCAGGATATAGGTGGTAACGTTAATGGTCAAGTTGATGGTAATGTAACTGAAAACATTACAGGTAATCTAACCGTTACCGTTGGTGGTAACATAACAATTAATTCTAGTGGACCTACTACTATTACGGCACCCACCGTAACAGTCACAGCAGGCACAACAACAGTCAATGGAGGAACAGTAAACCTAGCAGCAGATCAAGGGGCACTGAGAACATTAATGAATGAACTTACAATAGCACTTTATAATAGTCATACCCACATATATGATCCACCAGGCGGTGGTCCAAGAGTTACTTTCGTACCAAATCAATTATTAAGTGCTAGTCATGCAACATCAAACACGAGTGCAAGCTAATGAGCAAAGAATGCGTATTATGTGAAGAGTGCGAACCAAGAGTTCAGTTCGGAAAAAATAAAAATTCCAAGGATGGAAAACAGTGCTATTGCCTTGACTGCTATAGAGAAAAGCGACGTGAGTATAACAAAACAGACCATGCGAAGCAGCTAGCGAAAAAACGAAAAAAAGAGTACAAGGAACAAGGGAAACTCAAGGAGTACAACAAAAAGTACTATGACCGGAACCGTGAGTTCATACTGGCTAAGAAGAGGACGGAGAGTGTAGTGGTTATTTCTAGTGATTCAAGGGCGGAAAAAATTATGAGTCCAGAGCGTAAACCATTCCTAAAGCCAAGTGTAGAAAAGAAAAAGAGAGGAAAAATCACCTTAAATCCTCAGCCAGTCACACGATAAGGAGAAGACGGAATGCCAACAGTAGCAATAAAAGACTATGTTTGGAGTGATGTAGATAACGCAATACAGCCACAAAATGATGGTGATGTAGTCATAGACACGGACGTTACTGCAATAATAAATAGCTTAAACAACATTATAAGAACCGTGCCGGGATCAAGAAGGATGTTGCCAACGTTTGCTTCTCCAACATTTTGGCTACTGTTTGAACCGATTGATGAAACCACTGCCAGAAAAATAGCCGAAGGAATATTAGAGGCTATTGAAATTTGGGAAGATAGAATTGACGTGACTGGATTTGACATAGAACCAAGGGAAGATCAAGGAATGTATAGATGTAGGATGAGTTTTGTGGTACTTGGTTCGGATGAAGTTGAGAGTATAGACTTCGTTCTTACAAGATAAATAATAAAAGAAGAGGGAATTAGAATGACACAAGAATTTACCCCAGATTATCTAAACATAGATTATAATACGTATGTAGCTAAGTTTAAGGAGCTATTAGCTCAGAGTGATATTTATAGGGACTTCGATTTTGAAGGATCAAACATATCGTTAATCCTTGAAATGATGGCTTATTACGGTGATGTTAACACCTACTTTATCAACAAAATAGCTAAGAACGTATATATGGAAACAGCTGATATATATGAGTGTGTGAACAGGTTAGCTAGGCAAGTTGGATATGAACCAAAGGGTGTGAGAGGATCACGAGCTACTCTAACAGCAGTTGTAACAGGGTGTACTTCAGGTGATGTGCTAAAAGTAGAACCATGGAAACAGGTTAACTCAGGCAGGTCAACGGAAGATGGTGACTCAATTAAATTTGCTACAACTACAAGCGTAACAGTTACTTGCAATGGACCAAGTGTAGAAATAGAAATACCTGTAAGACAAGGTATTGTTACGGTTATAACTGACTACACTGGTGAGGATTTAATTGAAAATGAGTTATTGCTACCAACAGACTACGCCTATGACGATGATCTGGATGATGAATTACCAACCATTCAACTAGTACTTAATGATGAAAGTTATCCATGGGAAAGAGTTGGTAATTTCTACACAGATTTAATTCCACCAGTTAATGACAATGTCTATATGTTCATATATGACAGATACCAAAGAAATAAAATACAGTTTAGTTCAACAAGAAATGTTCCAGTGCCAGCAGATATTATGGATGTTACATTACTTAATAGTTTTGGACCAGATGGTAATATAGCCGCTGACATAGCATCCGATGTATGGACAATTGAAGATTCAGAATTTATTGAAAATCAAACCACAAGCTTATATGTTGATAATGACTTAATAACCTTATCCATGTCAGCTGCTTCCATTGGTGGTGATGATCCTGAAACAATCACAGAAATAAAGCTTAACTCACAACAAGCTCTTAGAGCACAATTCAGAAATGTCACAGAGAATGACTACAATTCCAACCTATCAGCAAGATCAGATATTGTTAGAGCAACTGCTTGGGGTGAACAAGATGTTGCCCCATCTGGTAGTATAGAACTATATAATGTTGTTAACCTATCAGTAATACCAGAAATATGGGGCACCGCAACAATATCAACTTCAGCAGATATACTTTGGACTGATTGGGCAACAAGCGGTAGTATATTAGTACCGCTTGCATACAGCAGTAATTGGGAAAATGAGTTATTATTATATCTAAGACCAAGAAAAATGATTTCTGCTTATGAGATTTTTATAGTTCCTGATTTAGTGTACTTTACCTTTGAGATAGGTCTACGAATAAAGAGGTTAGCCTCATTTATTGACGTCAAAACAGACGTATTGAATAAGCTTATCTACTACTTCCGTGGAACAAATCAAGAGTTCTTTAGTGAAATGGACTTTAATGATGTAGTAGAGTATATACTAGACCCAACTCAGGTATCAGGTACAGATGATTTCGAAAACATTAGTGAAATTAGAAACTTAAATTTAAGAGATATTAACTCAAACAAATTTATTTATGAACCCAATACTATTGGCAACTACCCATATTGGACACAAAGCGCATCTACCGTTTCAACAATGGATAATATGTTAAGAGTTATTCAACTTGGAACAAATCAATTTCCTGTATTATCTGACGACACAGTTAGAATCTATGAAGAGGAGTAAGAAACTAAATGGCTAAATTTAGTGATAGTAATTATGATATTTTAAAAGAGTATTTTAGTGCAGTATTAGGAGAAGGTGTCGGGCTTGGAGACTCTTGGTTATTAGGTCCTAAAACAGGTATAATTGGAGAAGGTGGTGTTGCTGAAATACTTTGGGAAGATAATCCACAACGAGGCTTAGTTGCCCATAAATTTATCATTCAGGATATTGATGGTAACAGTTTCAACATGGCATATGACGGTCTTGTTTCTACTTTCTCACTCGCATCTTCAGCATTTGAAATAGGTAATGATTTTTACTTCAGAAAGGATAGCTTCTTCTATCAATACCTATTCGAAACTAATCCAGAATTTAGAGATTATATAAATCAAGAAAGAACATTCTGTTATTTTGGTAAAATATGGCCTGTAACAGATAGACAAGACGTTTGGAATATAGAGTTCTATGGTATGAAGGACTACATGGAACTAGCTATACCAATTCATAATAGAACACCAAGGCTCGTTGAAATGATGGACGTATGGTTCGATCAAATTAACCATGAGCCGTACAACATGACCAAGTACTTATGGGCATTGTTAGATTCTAAAGAAGTAGACATACGATGGTTGGATTACATTGCTAGTCAATATGGTATTGATGTTAATATAGATTTAGATGAAGTAACTCTTAGAGAGTGGGTTGACTTACTAGTCTATTTCTTAAAAAGAATAGGTACTTACAATGCTATCTATATTGTATATAAAGTATTCACTGCACTGTCAGCAAATAAAGTAAACGTATATGAAAGATGGGAAGAGTGGTGTCAAAAAGGTGCTGGTGATATGCCATCATTTACAGAATTTCCAAATTTCTTTCCAGGTACTAAGGACTTCCATTGGTTTGAATTTTACAATATACCACCAAGTGGTGGTGCCGGTGATGTATGGTATTCACAGTTTAATCCATCTGGAGCACCAACACCTAATCCATATAGTGGTATAGAAATTGATCCTTACCCAACTCATGCATTATCAGAACCTCTGCCAGGTTGTAGTAGTGTAAGTGCTACGCCTACTGGCAGTCTTGTAATTGCTCCTCATTATATAGTAGAAATTGATTTAACAACAGAACCAATAGGTGATAGATTTGATAGTGATTGGATTATAAATAATTTTTATGCTGATGAGTTAGTAAGAAACTGGGAGTACGCAAGACCAGTCAATAAGTATGTACAATATCAACATCTTTTAGCACCTGCTTCAGAACAAAATAGAACCGGTGAACCAGAAAGTTTATACCCATTAACGTCATTAGGTTATTTTAACACGTCGTTTACAGGTTCTCAGTACTTATCAGGTGGATCAAACACACCATCAGGTGGTTTGGTAGCATATACCTATGCTCAACAGGGTGCATCAGCAAGATGGACAGTAACCCATGAGTTATCTTCTTCCCATGTAGTAGTACAAGCATGGGCACCAGTAGCCGGACCAGCATTCTATCCATTGAAAAGAGTTATACCTGATGAAATAGAGATAATAGACGAAAATACAGTATACTTAGACTTTGGTTATGAACAATATGGTGGTCTTGCTAACGTTGCAGGATATATTCCAACAGTTTCAGATAAGTACGATCAAGTAGCACCTACAAATCCATGGTCTGTTATTCATAATTTAGGAACAACTGCACCGAGTGGATATCCAATCGGATCAGTAGTCAACTATTGGACGTCACCAAATAAATCACAACCAGCCGACGTTAAAATAATAACTTCAAATAAAACCGATGCCACATGGTATACAACTGAAAGCGGATCAGCATTTACAAGAAATGCTGATTATGTCCATACTCAAACAGTCGCATCAACTGCTTGGAACATCAACCATGGAATGAATACAGATGGTACCATTATACAGTGTTTTGACTCAAGCAATGAACTCATTCAACCTTTAACTACAATTCTTGAAGATGAAAGTAATATTACCGTTACATTTGTAACGGCCCAATCAGGAAAAGCATATTTACTTTATTTCAAACGGGACGTTATTAGCAGATTAAATAATGAATGTGATATAACAACTACGGGTATATGCGCAGGTGGATTAGGTTATTGGCAGGTTGGTGACGGAGCTGCGGAAGATTATAACGCGTATGAAGGCGGTGGACTACAATCACCAACAGCAAGTGGTGATTATTGGAGAGTATGGGAAGATGAAAAGAATTACTACATTGACTTTATTGTACCAGCAGGCGAGGACTTAACAATAAGAGAAGTTGGATTATTCAATTATGTAGGTCAGTTAATCTACTACTCGGTATGCTCTGAGTTATATAAGCCCGCTGATGTACAAACAGTATTTGATTATAGATCACAAAAACTATGGGTAACAGAATCAAGTTCTTCAAGCTCTAGTTCAAGTTCTGTAAGCAGTTCTAGTACATCTAGTTCTAGTTCAAGTTCCAGTGTATCTAGTTCAAGTTTAAGTGAATCTAGTTCAAGTTCAAGTTCTACAATACCTTGGTTTGTAGTGGATGGTGGTGTCGGTACGGTTGTTCCTGGACCTGGTTTTGTTCCAGGCAACAGCGATTTTACACTCACTAATATTGAAAGTTACGACAACACTTACGTATACAAGGATTTTGGACCAGGTTATTTTGATGATGCTTTTTTGATTAATTTTGATATAAATTGGATTAATGTGATTAATAGCGTTGGTGCAGATACTTGGTGGGGAGTTGGAGTAACTACTTCCCCAGGTACATTGTCTCATATGGGTACAGTGACGCAGGGTCTCGCTGGAACTTTACAGGGATTAGTAACTTTCCACCGAGCATATACGCGTGATTTTTCTGGTGGAACTCAGTTAGGTGGAGATCCTTCATCATATTTGGATATTCCAAATGTTCAAACTTTTTATTATCAAATTGAAAGAAATACAGATATTCCAGGGAATGATAGATTCTTCTTTAGAAGATATACAAATCCAGCTAGAACAGCCGGATTGTTTGAGATGCAGCATAATGGTACCTTCGAAAGAGAGTATAGATATTTAATTTTTGCTAACATAGGAGTCACCTTTACTGGCGCTACATTTACTGCCACTATTGCAAATATTGATGTCGTATCACACTAAACATTTACATAAATAATAAAAGAGGGAAATATAATGGCAAGAATACATTATTGGCAGTACATAGTTGATGAAGATGGTAGACCCATTAGTGGTGTAGAAGTAGATTTTTACACTACATACGTGGAAAAGGATGATCCAGGCAATGTATTTGCTAATATATATGCCAATTCTACTGTTGGCCACCAAACAACCACAGATGCAGTAAACACACAAACCAATCAAGATGGATATTTTGAATTTTGGGTAGGTGATGAGTGGGAAATAAACGGTGGTTATCTATCCGACCAAAGATTCACATTAACTTGGTGGAAAGCTGGTATGACAAGAGGGCAGATAGATAATATTGATATATACCCACCAACATATGAAGTTGATGAAACACCGGCAGGACAAGAACCAGCAACGGAAGCAGTAAGAAGAAACAAACTAATTAGTAATAGATTGGCTTATACATGGGAAGATCATGTCGAACAAGTTGTCCCAACAGACTCACCACATGATATTTTACCCGTTGTTAGATGTAGCACGGATGACATATACAACAAAGTAGTTAGTAATGAATTAATAAATCAAATCTTTACTCTTGCAGTAAGTGCTTCAACTGTTTCTCTTGATGCCTCTGGAGCTGATATAGATAATAGTAGAATACCAATAGATCACCCTTGGCAGGCATCTGGATCACTATACTATGCAGATGTTACACACAATCTTGGAAATTTATATCCAGTATTACAAATAGCAGAAGTATCAAATACTACGTTAGTGATCCCAGAAACTGTACAATCACTTGATGTTAACACGACAAGAGTTGTTTTCAGTTCGTCGGCAGCAGCATATTGGGTAACAGCAATAGGATAAGAAAAATAATATGGCAATTCTAACAACCACTACAAACTATCCATTACCTGGTGCGAATGATACGAGATGGACTCTTGTTGGTCCAGACGGTACGGGTATTGGCTCTTCGGGTAACGGAGAATGGAATTATAGAAGTACTGCAACGGGGTCTACTGGCACTGGCCCATCAATTCCTCCACCCGGACCTGATGCATATTATTGGTATTGTGAAACATCAGGAACATCTCTTGGTGAAGTATTCACTATGGAACTGGTTGATACTCTTGATGCAGGTGCATATAATTATACGGTAGATTTCTATTACAGTAATTATGGTACTGGTGGTGGTGGTGAATGTCTTGTTCAATATTGGAATGGTGCTTCATGGGATAATGTTCAAACTATTGGTTGGTCAACATCAGATAGTTCATGGCATGCTGCCACACAAATTGATTTAAGCAGCTATAACAATGCGGATGGAAAATTTAGATACCATTTTACTACTGGTGGTGGAACAACATATCAGAATGACTTTGCTCTGGATGATATAACATTTACAGTTGAAATAGCTTCTAGTTCCAGCTCGAGTGTATCAAGTTCAAGCACATCAAGTTCCAGCTCGAGTGTATCTAGTTCCAGTTCAAGTCTATCTAGTTCAAGCTTCAGTAGTTCGAGTAGATCAAGTTCTAGTAGTAGTACAATTCAAGAACCATATTGGTGGGGTATACCAAATGTCCCATACAATAGTGGTGGTGGAATAAACTCCGCCTATACTCTTATAGGTGTAGATGATAGTCAACTTGCACCATTGAACCCGGTTCCACTAAGTGGTTACGTAACAAAAATACAGCTTTATGTTGAGACAGCGGCAGCGCGAAACATGGATTTTGCTGCATTCACTTACCAAGCTACGAACAGATTCACCGATCAACGTTGGATTCAAAACATACCTGTAGGAATAGGGGTTCCCGGCGGAGAGTTAGTTGAATTAAACGAAAATGTAGATTATCCCGCACCATTTCCAGTCAGTGCAGGAGAGTTTTTAGGTGTTTATAATGGTAGTCCACATGCTATAATTAAATCGGGTTCATCTGGTGGGACTGCTGGTCAATTATATGATTCCGGTGACCAAATTGGTGATGGAACCCAGTCTCAGTTCGCTGTTCAGACCAGCAATGAAACGCAACTTAGGTTCTATATAGAATATGGTTATAGTGTATCTAGTTCTAGTACTTCTAGTTCAAGCTCATCTAGTTCAAGTTCGAGTGTATCTAGTTCAAGTCTATCTAGTAGTAGTACATCATTTTATCCATTATGGTGGGGTACATCAAATGAGCCAGTAACAGGACCTGGTGGAACAAGCGCCGG